TAGTTTCTATAGCTTTGGTGACATATATAACTCTTTCGTTCCCTATCAGTTGTTTGATTGTCTCTGTTTCTGAGAATGAGCAATGTCTGCATCCTGTATCGGTGTAAATATCTAAGCAACGATCTTTCATGTTTAAAAATACTATCATAATTATTCCTTTATTTGACGACTATTATTTATCGACAAAAAAACCCTATCTATAGTAGACAGGGCTTTTGGGTTGAAATATTTTAGGATTATCCCATCATCATTTTTCTGTATGCGTCTCTTACAAGTTTGGATATCTCTGGGTTACCTGTTTGCATTGCTACATTCATTGAATTTTGATCTGGAGAGTATCCTCGCTCCAAAAGTTCTTGAACTTTAGTAATATCTCCAGAGCTTATAGCTGTATTGAGGGCTTCTGTTTTTTCAAAAAGTTTTGAGCTTCTTTAAATTGTTTAGTTTGAATCGTTTTCATTTTCTAATTTAGTCTCCATTTTGTCAAGCTCTTTGTAATACTTAGGAAATTCTGCTAGATGATCCATAGCTATTTCTCTCGCCAAAGATCTATCATCAGTGTGCTCAAGTTCCACTTCTATAAGCGTCCTCATCTCTCATTAAATCAAAATCGTAATCTCCTCTACGATCCTCATCTGAATATGTATCTATTGCTGCTTCATTTATTTCTTTTTGATACTCTTGCTCTACTATCCCAAAGAATTGTGGGTTTAGTTCTCCAGCAAGTTGACCTCCAGACAAGAAGGTAACTCCTTTGACAGTTCTTTCGTCTGCTCCTTCAGGGGGATAGGAGGTTTCAACTGGACCACCTGGTCTACCTGGATCATTATATCCAGAGCTTGCGAAATCAATTATCATTTCTGCATCGCCTCGTCTTATCGTATCAAGGTTTAGGACGCTAAGTATCGCCCCGGACATTTCTGCGGAGATATCTTTGTCGTAAGACATATCATAGATTTCTTCCATTTCTCCAATGTCGAAGTTGACTACAAGTTCGCTGGGAGAATCTGTCCATCTACTCTGTTGAGCTTTAACGTATTTTGCTGTTTTAATAATTTTCATATTTAAACTCCATACCTTCTTTCTTGAGCATCCTCTTCTGAATCTCTTGCTAGGTCGTCTTTAATTCTTTCAATTTCGTTTTCTGGAATTAAACTCATTATATCTGTTCCTTTTTTAGCCCATAATGTTCCAGGTATAACTTCTCCATTTTCATCATATTTGTATTGATCTTCTAGAACTATAATTTTATAGATATTGACATCCCAGTACCCACTTTCTCCTATTTCGGGAGCGGCACTATCCCAATCAGCATCATATGTAACTTCACATGAGATTTGAGCCTCTAATACAATCCCGTTACTAAGAGTTAAAGCTCCCCACTCTCCAACTTCAATCTCTTTATTGTTTGCGTATTGTGCTATTTTTTTAATATATTTTGCTGTTTTTATAGTTTTCATTTTATTATCCTCTAAAAAGGTATTTATCTTGTGGTATGTTTGGGTCGTTTTGATCTCTCATGTCCCATTTAAGATCACGTAATATTCTTGTTAGTGCTTTTTCATACGCTTGAAGAGTTTCATTGACATCCCATACGCTTTGATCATACAGTCCGTCATCTCTTAAAACCTGAACGGATTTATCTCCTGCAAGAGTTTGCGATATATAGTCGCTTCCATAATAATCTTGTCCTTCTGTTACTGTTCCTTGTTTCGACAGAGTTATAATTTCTGCTTCTAGATCACCTATATTTCTAACGTGTCCTTCCATTTCTTTTAATTCTGCTGGAACTTCTTTTGTAACCTCTTGGACAAACTTATAAATTTGAGAATAGTAATAATATTCACTTTCTTGTGCAGTTTTAATATTTGTTTTATTAGACGCAAGTCCCATTTGTCTATCTTTTCGCATTCCTTCTTGGTGGTCTTCATATTTAGCTTCATATCCTTCTTTTTGACTGAGTACTTTTTCTATTTGTTCCACCAGTCGTTTTGTCAGAACTTCATGTTGTGCTGTACTTCTAGCAAAAGGAGTATCGGTTTCATGTCCTTCTTGATATAGCCAATCTTCTAATGCTGGTAATACCCCTGTATATGGTCCACCATATATAATTTCATTTACCCATCCTCTAACTTCATCGCTACTGGCACCAGGTTGGGGCATAGTACTAGATGCGTCTTGTGCTTGCGTCCATTCTTGGGCTGTTTTTGTATATTTTGCTGTTTTAATAATTTTCATTTTTATCCCATGTTGACGGTTATATCGTATCTATCTAGTGGGTCTTGAACGCTTCCGGCTCCAGCAGCGACAAGTGCTCCATACATAACATTTTGTTTCCCTCTTTGATTCGTAAAGTTTATTTCAAACTTCCAAGTCTTTCTTTGTGGAGGCATAGTTTTATCATATTGACCACTTCCATAATAAGCTTCAGTCTTATTCCAATCTAAACCAAGATTATCAAAAGCCTTCCAAACCTGGCTTACCCCTTGCCATGAATCGTCGCTATAGAATTGTTTAGTAATCGGAGCTATTGCTTTGTATATCTGTGTTTTTAATCTCTGTCTTGATATCCCTTCTTCTTGAGCATATTTTTCTGTTTTAACGGATTTTGAACTTCCAAACATATCGTGTGCTCCACCTGGTCTCTCGTCTTCGAACGCTGCTCGTTCTGCTTGTTCGTCCTCTGCACATCCATTGCATAGATTTGGATCAAAAGACTGGAAATCATCTATGTAATATATATTTTTACAATAGTCACATTGTGCTGCATATCCTTCAAGAATTCCCTCTTCTGGATTTTTAACTTTTTCATACGCAGATATTTTTTCGATATATTTTGCTGTTTTTATAATTTTCATGATTAATTCCCTATGTAAATAAGCCCTTATATAGTAGTTTCGTCTTTATATATGCTATTCCTCCATTATTCAAAAAAAAATAGCACACAAGCTAAATATGAGCCTCCTGAGACCTATTACTAAAGAAGATCAAACAGTTTGTCGATTTGATATTATCTAAAATCAAATTTTAGAATATTTCTGCTTCATAGCCTTAACTAATGTTAACGACTCCACAGACTCAGCCCCACTATCCGTAGGTGAATAAATCTTTTTGTTATGTTCTATCCCTGCATGAACCAAATTTTTAGGATGAAATCCTAAATCTAAAATATTCTTAGCATTTATATCTCTGTCAACTTCTTCATTGCAAGATAAGCATTTCCAAGTTCTGTCTTTGAGAATCAAATCTTTTTTAATCCTTCAAAATAATAATTATTTTTGAAAGTTTTGTCGATATAAATGTATCGTTAACCTATCAATGGAGAATATTATGGATTTTACTATCAATTTTACAGAACAAGAACTCGAAATAGTACTTAGATGCTTGGCAGAACAACCTTATAAAATTGCAGCACCAGTTATACAAAAACTGCAAGTTGTTATACAAAAGGCTCAAGCCGAAGCACAAGCTGAAATAAACAAACCAGTACCTGGACCAGAAGATGACGCAGATAGTTAATCTCTACGCATATTTTGTTCTATGCTTTTTTGTATTAGTTGCATAGAAGGATCTTCTTTATTTTTATAAGGCAAAATTTTAAGCTCTATCTCAGGATGGAGCTTTTTATTATGTTTAGATATGTTGTTGACCGTTTTTTTTAATTGCTCTATTTCTTCTGTATTATAATCAACTTTTGGGGCTAAGACTTTAATCGTAGTCTCGATATGCATCTGTGTCTTTTGAACTTTGCCGAAATTTTCTCCAATACGGAAGTCTACAGATTCTACGCCCTTCCACACATAAATTGCCGCTCCTATAACAATAGTTGTTACAAGTACAGAAACGGCATTAGTTAATACTTTTGACCAATCAATTTTTAACATTTTTACGTATCGCCCTAGGGCGTATTTAACTGCTATACATATATATCGGCAGATTAGAAGAATTTCTTTAAACAAATTAATAATTTCTTGACATAGAAAAAGAAGAGCAAGCCAAATGACTTGCTCTTCTTTCCTATGTACGCCTATGGTTACAGCTAACTAGCTGTAAGAATTAAGTTTACGAACCAGTAGCAGTAGTTACTTGGATAAGGGAAACTGCGTAATCATTAATTACCACAATTCCTACCTCTTCATAAATAACCCAGCCTAAGCGTAATTTTTTAGGATCATCAGCAGGCAGAACTGTGATATCTTGTCTAATTGGGAATGCGCCAACGGTATCTGGGGATGCGACTACCAGAATTTCGTCAGTTTCCATTCTCGATGAAACGTGGATATCGGCTGTCCACAGGTGACCGTAGAGACCAGTCGTGATGATTTCACGAGTTGTTGCCTCGTCGTAGAAATCTTTACCGAAGGTTCTGATTGATGCATACTGGTTAGCATGCAGAACGATCTTCGTAGCAACAAGGTCATGCTGCTCGATCAGACGGAACGCTGTATTCAGCGAAGCGGTTGTCAGCGTACCAACGTTTGTTACAACTTGTGTACCAAGCGTATTTGCGGCTGCTGTCAAAGCTGCGAAGATGTTAGTATCTTCTTCCTTCTGGATAGCTTCTTTAGCCTTGATCTGTGCTCTGTCTACGATGTAGAATCTACGAGCCTTGATCTCAGACAGTCTAACAGTTGGGTGAGCAGCGATCTCGAACGTAGGAACGAGAATTTCTTCGCCTTCCTGGATCTGATCTGGTACAGCCCCCCTACGAGCGATAACGTGTGCGATTGCAGCAACGTCGCGTTCGTAACGAGCAAGTGCGCCCTGTGGAAGTTCGTCAACCATCAGAAGCTTACGTCCAACAGCTTGATACTCCAACGAACGTCTGATAGGTTCTACCATAGCTTGCGCCAAGGCAACTCTACCTTCATCGGTGTTCAGAGCTTGTGCAATGATTTCTTCTTTTTGCGAATCAGTAAGTGAATTTTTTGCTAAAGCCATTTTAGTCTCCTTTTTTTATATCTGTCCCTAAATATTCCTTGAAATTTTAGAGTACTAGATTGTTAATGTTTTACTGGTTAACTACTTTTAGTGAATCAGTATGAATTCGATGTAATTACCAAGAGTAATTGAACCGGATACGTCTGTGCCAGGTACGCCACTTGGGTATGCACCAGGAACGGTTACGCAAACGCCAAAGACAACAGCGGCACCACCAGTTACATTACTGATCAAGCCAGCGGTAGTAACGAAAAGTTCGTCGCCAGTTGTATAAGATACGTCCGCGAACTGATCGCTCAAGAAACGTCCACCACCGTTATAAACGGTAAGCAGCGAAGACGCGACTGTTTCATCGAAAAAGTCAGAAACTCTATTCTGAGTCGAAGTCTGTCTGTTTCCGCCAGCACCAATTGTCAGGTTAGCAGCGTAAGGTGTACCGCCACCAGCGTTCATAAGGTTGTCGCCAGCTACGCCCAAAGCTCTTTCGGCGATTGTATCGGTCAACTGAACAAATCCAGTTGCGCCCAATTTTACAGGCTGCCCAGCTTCGATTGTACCATTAGTTGTGAAATCCCAGTCAGGGTCTACGTTGTACTGATCTGCGACTACATGTTGAACAGTTATTAAAGCCATGTTAATCTCCTTTTATCTTTTGTTTTATCTTCCGTATTTTTGACGGAGTTCTGTGTCTGGAATACTGTCGGCCTCTTTGTTTCTTATGTCTAAGCTAAACAAACCTTGCAGAGATTTTGTCAATTCAGTTTGCTGATCAACATGTTCTGACTGTGCTCGTTTTTCTGTACTAGTCTCAGAGATAAGTACGGCTGGCCCTTCTAATCCGTCAGACGAAGCGTCGAGTCCTTTTTTCACAAACATACCCTTCTCAAGGTCAGCCAATTGATTTGGCTTGTAAGCAGAAAGTTCTGCTACCTTGGTTGCAAGCTGGCCGACTTCAATGAGTCCGCTTTGCAGCATTCTACCAGCTAATGCGTATGCTTCTTTTGTTACTTTGGAATCTTCCTTGCTACTCGCAAGTGCTCCGCTATCAGTTTTTCCTGTCATTTGATCTTCTTTTTCTGGAGCGATTTTTTCATTGTCTTTTTCGCCGCCAATTCGATCATCTTTTGTAGGAATATCTGGTGTATCTTTAACAGGATCTGGCTTATCGCCAATAGATTCCTGTTCGTTACCTATAAAGTCATTGTCTTCTGGGATGCCATCAGGTGTAGTTTTTGCTTCAGGGATGTCGCCAATAGACTCTTTTTCATTTCCGATAAAGCTGTCGCCGCTATAAGGCTTTACATCTTCGTCGTCTTGAACTTGTTCTCTTTTGACTTTCTTTTCGTCAGCATTTTTAACAAGTGTATCAGCAAGAGCGTGAACTCTATCTTTTGTAGATGCTGCTTTCGAATTTCCGGCTCCCTCTTCGCCGCCAGTTGCTTTGTTATCAAGCTCAGGCTTTAAAGCAGGGTCATCTTTTTCGCCGCCAATCCTGTCGTCTTTCGTAGGAGCGGAAGCGTTATCTAGTTTTTGTAAATCTGCTGGTTCTGCTCCCATCGTTGCAGTTCCAGTTGGTGCAGAAGGTTTATCGGCGGTGAATGAAGATTCATCGCCAATTGTTGATTTTCCAGAATATCCTTTTGCAGTATCTTGAGCGTTCTGAAGACCAATGTTATCGGCTGATTTGTTAAGGACAGCAAGAACTCCCGAAAGGTCCATGTTGATCTCGTTTGTCTTGTTAATGTGTCCTTTACTCATTTGAGTCGATTCCTTTACAATGTCTTCGTCCGTCTCTGCCATACGTGGATCACCTTCTTTGTAGTGTCTGTCTTGTATATTCTCTACTTGCTCTTCAGTTCCTCTATTATTTTCACAATTTTTTAATTCGTCTTGAACTGGAGCGACATTATCTTCGACTGGAGCAGGTGCTTCGGCGTTATCTGTACCCATTTCCATAGGTTTTGTTTCGCCGCAATGAGGACAACCTTCGCCACTCGCCATATCTTTTTCTTCGCCTTCGATGATTTCGTCTTCAATAGCCTCTTCATCATCGATCTCGTCAACGATCTCGTCATCTATCACACCATCAGTTACATCATCTACGATCTCATCAGTTGCGTCTTCAACGAGATCGTCTGCTCCTTCAATTCCTTCTGGTCCTTCGATTTCAACGTCAATTTCAATGCCTTCATCGATTCCGTCTATATCACTCTCGCCGCCAACAGCAACTTCAACTGCTTCTGCGACTTGTTCTGCAATTTCTATTGGGAGTTCGATAGTGACTGTAGATTCACCGCCTTCTTCGCCGCCGAACGGATCGAAGTCGCCTTCAAACTCGCCGCCACCGTCAAAGTCATCTTCAGGACCGTCAAAGTCTTCATCCTCTGTAACTATGTCGCCAATTTCGTCAGAAACGATATCATCGAACTTAGCGTATTTAGCTTTCATTGTTTGACAGATTGTTGAAGCTTGTTTCAGTTGGAAACCTTCTCTTACATAATCTTCTATGCATTCTTCGGTTCCACTCTTATCGCACCAAATATCAGCAACTTTGATAGCGAGATAATTCGAATAAACATCTGCTTTCTTAAGAGCTTTGCAGATTGCGTCACAAAGAAGTTCGCCTTCGTAAGGACCACTCAAAGCTACAGCATCAAGACCATATCTTCGTGCAATTCTTTCTTTGCAAATTTCTTCTGGGAAATCTTTGACAGGACCAAGAGCCTGTTTATAGGTTCCTATTACAGATGTAGCAGTACTTGCTGTTTTTGTAAGTCCAGATTTCTTCATAGCAAGAATGACATTACCCTTTTCTTTAGGAGTCAAAGCATCAAAACCAGCTTCTGTAACATCGCTGGACGCAAGAGCTTTGATGAACATATCTTTCTTTCTTGAGCAATCGTCGCATTCGAAGTCTAACGCAGTTGGGTTCCATTCCCATTGAGCGTAAATAACTTCTGGTTTATTTTTATTGATTGCGTAAGATACTTTGTAAGCTAACCCAGTATCCATGCATTTTCTTTCGCCATTAGCGAGTTTAACAGTCTGAGTTGTTCCAGTGAACGGACTAACAGAACCTAACTCGATACCAGCTTCGGAAATTTTAGTTGCTGCTTCTTTGGTTATTCTAGCCATTGCAGCAAAGTCCGTATTTGCCATTGCTGGCATTCCAGCAGTTTCGGCTACAGGCTCTTCCATAGCACCAGGTTCTGGGAGTTCAAAGCCTTCTCCTTCGATTGGGCTTTCTTTTTCAGCACCGTCATCTTGACTGTCGCCAAGAACATCTGCCCATCGAGTTACATTAATAGAAACTTTATATTCGAATTCAGATTGACAGTTATTACATTTACCAGCGCCTTTGATGATATCAACATCTTGACTGGTACAAACTGGGCAAACAGAGCCAGGAGGTTTAGGCATCAGATCTTCAGTTCCACCTAAATCATCTCCAAGGTCAGATTCTTCGAAACTTTCCATAGGAGGTTGGTTCATTGGATCGCCGCCAGCATTAGGAAGTGTTGCTCCCGCTCCTGGTCCTTGAGCCGCTCCACCTTGCCCACCCATCTCGCCGCCCAACATCTGAGCTTCTTTGACTAAAGTCTTTCTTCTCTCTTGTCTACTTGCTAAAACAGTACCGTTCTCTCTAGCTTCTTCTAGTTCTTCATCTTCCCAATCATTTATCATTTTTTCTTTTTTTAATCTTTTGTGTTCCTTAAGTTTGTCTTTTCTAGACATGAAAGGATTCATTTGATTCTCAAAGTCCATTTCTGGCTTACGATTACGTTTGAAATCATCGACAGTATCGATTGCGAACTGAGCAACAGACGTTTTCTCTTTTTCTGTTAAAGCATTAACATCTTTAACTGTTGCAACTACGACTCCAGCCCTCTCGTCAACATCTATGTTTGTAATAGCTGTTTTAAGACCGCTGTCATTAATCTGCTCGTCTGCAAATTTATGAGTTGCTTTTACAAAAGCCTTTTTGTCTTTTATGTCTGCCACAATTTCGTTAATAGAAGCTTTGATCTGGTAAAGACCGTCTTCTTCTCTACCAAGTTCGTTGATAGCTGAATCAAACTGTGCTGTTTTGGATACAACTTCATCAACTGAAGGTCCGTTAGCAAGTTTGATTTTAGCAGATTCTTCAGCCTGCTTTAAACCTTTTTCGCTAGAAAGAACATGCTTAGATCCTTCGATAAGATCGTCAGCACTAATGTCTTTAAGGTTGCTACTCATGCTTGCGATTAAAGCGTCAACTGCATTTGGAGTCTCTACGCTTGACGATGCAAGCTTCGAGAAGTAGTTGTATTTACTCTTTTCTGCCGCAATAGCTTCTTTTTTATTAGGCATTGCGTTTACTAAAATAAGCATCGCTGCTTTATTGATGTTTTTAGGATCATTGATGAAAGCTGCTGCCTTCATAACTTCAACAGGAGTTTTATTGTAGAAAGCGATTGTGTCAGAAACAGAATCCATAGCTAATTTAACAACCTTTGTTGGATCAAACGCATATGCCCAACGAGCAAGGTCGCCATCCTGCTTAGGAAGCTGCTTTTCGGTGATAACATCCCAATCTACATATCTGTGATGAGATAGGAAATCGCCCATTTGTTTTTCTGTTACGATGTCATCTTGACTCTTGCTAAGTTCAGAACCGATTAAACGACTCATTTCGGTCCATTGCTTTTCAGTTATAACTTCTGGATAGTCGCCCCAACGAGCAACATAATCAGCAGTAACGCTATTGAATTGTTTTTCAGTAATAACTTCATAAGATCCAGTACGTTCTTGTGGGCTAGGCAGTTTACCTGTCAAACCAGCATCTTTGTGTTTATTAGGATCATTAAGTTGCTTTTCGGTAGTAACATCTAGGTTTTCGTTCCATTGCTGCCCCGCCCCTTTATCCTTTTCAGGCAGTTGCTTCTCAGTGATGACATCTGTAGAATGTGCTTCAGCAGTCTTTTCAATATCAACATTATTTTGACTGTCTTTGTTGGTGTCGGCCATATTTAACTCCTTATTTGATAACATATCATGAGATATTCTTGTAAGATTTTTACTTAGTTTATTAAACTTCTCTATTAATATTTGAGAATGTTTTAAAAAGTCCTCTTTTTTTCTTGATAATTTTGGAACAGTTACAGTCCCAAGACCACTCATATCAGATTGTTGCGTTCCAACAGGTTGAGTCGGAGCCGCTGGTTGAAGAGGTTCAGCACCAGGAAGTGGCTGTTGTTCAGCACCTAACTCTTCAGATCCTTCTTTTGGAAGCTCTATACTTTCCGCTCCAGTTAACTGCGGAGAAGGAAGCTGTCCATAGCCCATTTCTGTAAGTTCATCAGAAATATTTTGCATTTCAGCTAATGTTTTTACTAAATCACTAACATATTCCATTGAAACATACTTTTTTTGAGCCATTAATGATTTAGCTACTTTTTCAACAATATCCATAGCAGTGACAAGCTCATCTAACTCTTGCTTGCCAGCAACTTTTTGCATTTGCCCATCTATAGAACAAACTCCAGAATTGCAACCCTGAGCTTCAGCCATTTTAATAACTCTATTTTTAAGTGAAGCAACCTTCTGTTCCATACCAGTCTTATTGAATATTTCTTGAACTAAACAATCATGACAAGCAGGATTTACTACAAATGAATCTTCGATAAATTTGATACCAAAGTTATGCTCATATATCTGAGCTTCTTTATATTCATTAGTTTGACTATCTTTTGATGTAGATCCGCAGATAGGACATGTGTCTTCGTGTCCTTCTATCTTTATAGGACTATCGTGATATGAACATTTTTGTTTACCGCTAAATTTCTTATTCTTTCTATGTTTTACGCAATCGCAATATTCGTCAGCTACAGATGCACAGTTGTGACAAATGCTGCAAATGGAAGATGTTACGGAACAACCCATAGAAGTTCCAGTTACGATTTCTTGCTCAACGCCTCTAGCTAGAGAGGGCCATGCAACTCTATCAACTCTTGCGATAGTATATATGCCACCTTTTGTTCTATCGTACCAAGCATGAACAATAATACCTCTTGCTTTTTCAATATCATCATTTTGGTGATTGCAGAAGACAGGAACGCCAACGAAAGAAGGTGTTGCTTTAATTAGTTCGCCTTCAGAGAAAGCATCTCCATTATCATTAACTTCATCTTTTTTAATAGCAAATATTTTTACAAATAAATGTTCTGGGTGTTTTCCAATTGCAGATTCAATATCAAAACCACCTAAATCAGATTCTCTATTTTTCATAATAGAAGCGGTTTTAACACGTTTCATATTATATTCAGTCCAATCAGGTCTGTTGAGAGGATCTACTTTTTGGATAGTTAAATTGCTTGTTGCTGTTTTTTTAAAAGCCATTTATGTCCTTTTAAACTGTAGTGTTTTAATGTGTTAATTTAATGAGTGCATAAAACTCGTAATAGGTTAAGGGTGGTTGTAAGTATTCAGATAATTCAATATAATCGAATTAATCGTTCCACCATCTCATCCAGTGATACCAGTGGTTGGTAAGCCATTTAGGTTCGTTAATCAGAATCCAACAGACTCCAACTCCTGCGATTATTACAAGTCCCATTTCTATTTCCTCAAAAGTAAAACATAGGTTAATGCATTGTTTTCATTTTCATACACTCTTTAAGTCTAGCCACTTCTAACAAAATTTCTGATAATTCTGCTCGCATTCTGTTAATTTCTTTAGCGTGTTGTTCATCTTTGATCATCATAATCTCTTTTAAACCTCTGAACTGTGTTTCTACTTCAATGAATTTTTCGCCTACTTTGGCGATCTCGGCTTGATCACTTCTTTCTCTTGCGTCATCTGCATTCATTTTAACTTTTAGTTCTTTTATATCATCTCTCATATAGTCTAGATTTTGGTTCATTGGTTTCATCATGGCATAAACGCCAGCTATGACTAATAGTAGAGAAATTACGCCAGCAAACGCCTTTGTAGAACTCCCCTGAGCTTGCCCGTTTTCACCAGTTTTTCTAGAATTTTCGTTTATCGTTACCGTTGAAGGTGTATTTTCTGTACTCATTTTATTATCTTTCGTTATGTAGGAAAAAATCCTTTAAAATAATTATCAACCTTTTATGTGCCTAGGGATTTTAACAGGAGCTAGATTACTTTCATCATACTTCTGTTGCCCTTTAGGGAATGGTATTCCCCACATCTCTACCGCGTGACTCAAAGCAGATAAAATATTAGTAAAATACTTCCCACTCGGAGCATAAGCTTTCACCTTTTCTTTTTTATATCTTGGAGGAAGCTTTTTAACTCCTGCAAAGAAAGATTTCTGACCACTTTTTTGGACTGCTGGACCGACAACGACAAAATAGTCTGCATTTGTTGTATAATCGTGTCCCTCCCATCGATGGTACGAACCGGGTCCAATCTCTTTGTCAAAACGCTCTTTTAGTGGAGCAGATCTTTCATGGTAAGTTTCATCCCAACGGATGCCCCTATCACGAATTCTTTTTCTACTAGCGAATTTTAAAAGATTGAATGTTTTCATGTTCCAATTAAATACATATATCCCAGATTATCATCCAACTCTACCTTTTTGTATATAAGTTTAGCCGGATCGCCTTCTGAAATTTCATTAGCTATTTTAATCATTTCGCCATCTTCTGCACTTTTCCTTTGTTTAATCGAATCTTTAATGTTTTTTATAACAACATCTCGTACCGCATCAATACGTTCTTCTATAGCCTCTTCATTAAATCTCAGTATTCTCCAACCAACGTTAGATAGTTTTTGGTCTCTTTGAATATCATGTGCCTTTGAATCAGCTTGATCGTGCCAAATAGAACCATCTGCTTCTATTCCCATACCTATATTTGGAATAGCAAAGTCTATAACATATGGTTGCTGCTCTCCAGCGACTGGGACTTTATATTGAGCGAATGTTTTTAGCTCAGGTGGTAAACCTAAATTCATAAGCATTTTATACATTCTACCTTCTAGTTTTGTGAGCTTAAGCATAGGTTGAGGTTGAGGCTCTTGTTCTTGAGGACCATTCCCTTTGCCTCTTTTTTCAACTTTTAATGGAGGTTCCATGCCGCCTGCTGCTGCTCCCATACCGGGTGCTCCTCCACCCATAGGCATTCCTCCACCCATATCTCCGCCAGGCATACCGCCAGGCATTCCACCTCCCATGTCCATACCGCCAGGCATTCCACCTCCCATGTCCATACCGCCAGGCATTCCACCTCCACCCATGCCCATACCACCAGGCATTCCTCCACCGCCCATCTGACCGCCAGGTCCAACTTGAACAGCTTCTTCTCTCAATCTCTCAATCTCTTGGTCATAATCTAAATCAAATTCTTCTAACAATGTTTGAGATGAAATTAACTGTTTATCATGGAGTTGTACAAGCATTTGTTTTTGACTAGAAGTATCTCTGAGTTGCAGATCGTTCCATTTTATAGTTGGATGGAGATAAACAGTCTCACCGATCTCTTTGCTTTCTTCCTCATCAATGAATCCTTGCATCATTGCAATAGGAAGGAAAATATGTTGTTCAATCCATTCTGCCAACTGAGCACGCCAACTTTCAAGTCTTCTTATCATAACTTCTACGCCAACTTGAGCAGCAGAATTTCCTTGAATTGTTATTTTGTCATTACGTTTAGTAACAAATAATCCATGGGGAACAGTAAAACAATAAACTTTGCCTGAATAGCTTTTTTTTGTAATTTCTTTACCGTTTTTATCTTCTCTTTTTGTTTCAAGTGTAGGATATTTTCCTTTGAATCCTTTAGATAGCGTTAGAATGTATTGATCATGTTTTGTGATATATTCATGACCAGTTTTATTGAAATATTTTTTAGATTTATTTTCTTGTATTTGTTTTACTGTTCTCATCGCAACAGAAGTAGTATATCCACATTTAAACGCTATCTCTTCTATGTCTTGAGCCAATTGCTTGCTAGATGTAAGATACTTGTAGTGCCCGTTTTTTCTACCATCATTAGAGAACATATGTGTTCCATCACCCAAAATAGCGGATTTAAGTATAACCTCTAAACATTCTTTTGATAAATTTTTAACCCAACTAGGAATGCGTTTAGTAGTAGAGCTTCCTCCAAAATTATCCTTAAAGTAGTTAGCTAAATCTTCATTGTATGTTATAAAATCTTTTTCAGTTTTATGATATTTTTCAAAGCATCTGTTATATAAATCAGACACCTGACTATAAGCGTTGCCTTTTTTAGTCTGACTTATAGCGAAACTTTTAACTTTCCCTCTATCTTTTTTAGCATATCCTTCTGAAACATAAAATCCAGCAAGTTCACAAAAATCATATATAGAATATTCTTGTTCTCCTACTTTAACACTTTCTTGATAGTTCCCATCAAAATTTTCTACGCAACCAATTAGTTTTGCTCTGCGTTTTACATCTTTGGCTTCTATAAATCTAAACCCATCTTTTTCACGAGGTTGTACATACATTCTATGGTTCGGCGTAACTAGAATATCTATCTTGTCAGTATTAAAATGGACTAGATCTCCTTCATAGTCGAAAACATGTTTTTGACTATAATTGTGATATTCTAATGCTTTTGTATCCGGATTATAACAACCTATTTTGTCTTCATTGGTTATTTCATCATATTTTTTAAAACCAGAATCAGTTAATGTTAACGTATCTTCGCTATGACAGTAACTACCCATTTCCCCGTTTAATAATGCTTGGTTTAACATGAAACCGTCAAGAAGTTCTTTTCCAATATAGTCAAGTTCATTGTTAATGTTATGTATCTTGCCGGTATTACCACAAATAGCTACTTTCCCATTTTTTCTTATAAAAACCCAACTATTAGGGACTTTAACACAATAAACTTGTCCATCATATTCTTCTCTCAAAATGTGTTGTTTTCTTAAATTGAATTTAACATTTTTTCGTCTTTCAGAACAATAAATTCTATATATAAGTTTTTGATTAGGATTCTTTTTACTATTATCTTCTGTACTTATAGTTGGCCAGTATCCTATTTTTAAACAAATCTCGGACCAATTATCAGCTAACTGTTTTGATATTGTAGTGTATCTGTGACGAGGGGTTTGCATATCAGTTCTTGATCCACCGTCTCCATCCATCATCGCTTTATATATAATTTGTAATTTATTTTTAGGGAGATCTAGTATCCATTTAGGAATTTTTTTATTCCAAGAATGCGAACCAAACTCTTTAGATAAATATCTAGCTATTTTTACACTATTAATTGTAAAAAGCTCACATCCGTTTCTGCGTTTGTCGCTATATGTAGAGTATGATGGATAAGCGGTAGCTACAGAGGATTCAATAGAATTAAAAGCTGCGTTTGTTTTACTTTGACTGATTGTGCAAGCTTGAATTTGTTTTTCTTTTTTTAACCCTTTATTCGTTTCTTCTTTGCTTCCACCTTCTGTAATGTAATACCCGACAAATTCGAGATACTCTTCTAGTGAAAGATGATTTAACGGAGAATCTGCATATGGAAGTTCATCTGGGGTGCTTCCTATCCAATCTGTTGTAGATAATAATTTGTCATTGTGTTTTATATTTTGTGAATAAACTTCTTCTAATTTACCTTTTCTTTCTATAAGCATCCTGTGATTAGGCGTAACATTAATATCAACTGATTTTGCTTTGAAGCGATATGTCTCTCCAAACAAATCAGAATTATAATAGTATTCATGGTATTCATCAGGATATTGATATTCCATCTGTCCTGTTTCTTCATTATATGTAGCTACAGTTTCTTTTTTATTCAAATCTTTAAATAGCTTCCAACCTTCAGATGTTAATATTTCTGTACTGTCATCATAGCAGGCACCATGCCATTCGTAATCAAAAGCATGGTGAGTAACTAACGTCAAGTTAGGATCATTTGCAACAGCAGAAAGCTGATTAGAAACGTCAGATATGTCTTGTGGACCAGCCGGTCTGTCTTTGTCTCCTATTTTTACAACTCTAATAGGAAGAATAAGTCTTTCGGCTACAATCCAGTTAGCTGTCATTAACTTCGTTTTGTAAGCAAGAATGGTGAACGCCCTTCTAAGCAACGGATTACCATATGCCCCATAAGGACTTGGATTGTGTTTAATATGGCTTACAGACCTATTAGAGAGGGGTATAGGAGCACCAGTAGACACTAGCTCGATCAATCTTTTAGGTAAATTGTCATAAATCTGTTTTGGTCTTTTTCTTTGGACAATCATTCTTAATTCTTCATCTGGAACTAGGGCGATTACTGGTTCAGATACCAGCGGGTTCATTTGTACTTCAATCCAATCAGGATTAAGTATGACGATTCTACTTATAGATCCGCCTGAGTGATTGCATGATTCTCCATTCGGAAGTGTGCCGGTTCCACCGCAATGGTGACAAGTTACTTCTACCCAAGGAAAAACGTCACCAATAAGAAAGTATTCATGACTGATAAGTTTTGCCCAATGATTGATTCTTAATCTTTTGGTTTGACGTTCATAATATTTAAGAACTTTTTTATTCTTGCATTCAAGTTTAAATCCATTGACTGGGAATGTAGAGTAGAAGTCAACGGCTGCTGCTACTTTGCATTCGTTATCGTAATAGAATCTGACCCATTGATATACTTCTCTTCTTCTGGAAGCAATCTGCCAGTTTTGAGGCGTGTGAAGTGGGCTAAAGAACATAGGTTGCGTCCAAATAACGGATGCTCCTGATCCAGCCATTTGTGCGCATTTGGTGACAGGCATGTTAGCTGTAAGGCTACTAGCTAATCCACTTTTGTTTTGATAGTTATTTCCACTCCCAGTGCTATAACCCTTTGTCGAAGCAACCAAGGCTTTCTTTCCTTGAGTGTCTTTTTTTAATAATGAAAGTTTTGTGATAGGCATAAGTCCTCCAAAATGACTTAACCATCAATGGCTAAGTCTGTACAAGATTTTTCTACTTCTTTATCGTCGTAATTCTTGCCATCACTATACATAACTTCGTCTTTACACATTTTGAATTCATCAGACTTATAGTCACCAAGTCTTTCTTTCTTCTTTTTTTTCTTTTTTGACTTATCTTCTTCGTCATCAGTTCCAGCCTGTTTAGTGTTTGCAGCACGAGC